GGATTTGCATTCGATATAGTATCAATGCCAGCTATTGGAGATGCCAGAAGCCCGATCGCCCCAGCTTGCACATTGCCCGCACTGCCGGGCTGGCTGGCCGCCACCGGCAGGTCGGCGCTGCCCAGCCCCGCCGGCAAAATATAGCCATTACTGCCATTCCAGTAGGGGTTCGAGGTGTTTGCCGACACCAAGAATGTCTGCAAGCCCTGCGTAACGCGCAACAAAGTGCCGACCGGCACGGTAGCCTGCAACGTCGGTGTATAGCGGCTAAATGTTACTGTTCCCACGGCATTGCTCGCTGGCAGCCGCAGCAGCGAGAAATCCGCCATCCAGCTGTCCAGATCCACGCCCACGCTGGTGGCCGCCCGTGTCAGCGCCAGCACCTGCAAAATCAGCCATTGCAACCACAAGGCAACAGACGCGCATGCCTCCAGCAGCGCCCGCAGAACGCTCCCAACGGTCAGGTCGACAAGCTGCACCGCAGTTCCCTGCAATGTGGCCGCCATTTGCTGGACCATTGTCGTAAAATTCTGCACCGGGAGCTGCATGTCAGTTGCTCACCGTAAAGGTCAGGGATTGGGTGCCGCCATTCAGTGCGTCGACATAGCTGATCCCAACGAGTACGCTGCCATTAAGTAGCATTTGTGCCGTTATGGTCGGGTCAGGCTGGCTCGCCACTGCACTCTCCGCGAAAATCTGGCTTTTTACCGTCCCGATGATCTTGCGCTGATCAATCGTCGTTCCAACGAACTGACCAAGGCCGCCGCCATAAATCGGCTGCCATACATAATCGCGCATATTCGTCAGCAGCCGCCTAAGCACCCGTTGCTGGCCAAGGCCGGAACCGGAGGCCACCGCGATGTCGCCTGTCGCGCCGACAATAATATCGCCGCCCCAAACCAGGCTCGCATCGTTCAACATGCAGGCACCTCAATCGGTTGGGGTCGGCGGCGTAGTGCCCGGCGGGTGCGTGTGTTCATCATAGTGCCCACGCAACGCCGCCAGCGAGCCATGCGAGTCGGACACGTCGCCGGTGACGTGCAGATTTCCGTTATGCACCCACGTCCCTGCGTTGCTCTCGATCACCCCGCTATTATGCAGCTTTATGTAGCTCCCACTGCTATGGACAAGCCAGCATTCACCCGCGGGCGCGGCGGGTGGAACAACATGATTAGACCACAGCCGGCCGACAACCACCCCTTGCTCGGCATCGCCCTCCTGCCACACGACAATAACCTGATCTCCCGGCTGCGGTGGGCACGCCAGGCCCCATCCGTTGCCCACCCACGCTGACGCCACCGGCAGCCAGCCGGACAGCACGGCCTCCGGCTGGATCGTGACGCGAACGGTCAGTGTCGCCGGATCCACGGATGTCACAACGGCAATCCGCGGATGCGCCCACACCTGGTCCAGCTGCGTCGCCTGGCCCTTCAGCACATTCAGGAAATCGTCCATGAGGACCGCCTAGCTCGCACAAATTGCGTAAACCCGCGTTTCGCCGAGAAGCGCCGTTCAACGTCATATATCGTATACGCACCATCGAAATCGGTGTTCGTACCGTATAACTGCATCTGCATGCGCGGCACGGTCACAAGGTCCGCCGGCGCCTCGAAGCTGACAGTCCGTTCATGGCTGCTCAGTTGCGCCGTAATTCTCTGCGCAAGAAGCTGCGCGTCCGCCGGCCCAAGATTGGGCCGCAACGCGATCATGGATGCGCCGGAGGTCGCGCCATTGCCATACATCGCCGATTCGGACACCACTTGCTGCAGCGCGCAGTCCCAGCTTTGCACCTGGAGCGAAAATCCCGCGCCGATCGCAAGGTCGCGGCCCAGTTCCATCGCCATGCAATCGTCCGGTGAAATCGTCACGTATCCCGATGGCATCGCCGGTGGCTGGAAGTAGAGAGTCGTACCGCTTACCCAAACCTCATACCCCTCCTGTTGCGCCAGCCACGACAGAACATCCCACTCAGTCGTCGCACGGCCATGTTGGCTCAACGCAGTCCGCGAATGGCCGGCCTGGTAGAATCGCCCGATCAATTCTGTCGTGGGGTTTACCGTCGCCGTCAGCCCGTGGCGGCCTGCCAGCAGGCTTGCCACGTCACTGGAAGTCAAATTTTCGAAGCTTTCATGTGTCTGTGCCGCAATGAATAGCGCGGTGCCATCGCGGCCCGACAGCTCGACATCACCGGCAATCGGATCAATCTGCAGCGTGTCGCCCTGCCCTACGATGAGTGATTGCCAAGCCCCCTCCAGGCCGGCCCGAATCTCTACCTGCAATGGTATGGCCGACCATAGCGCGGCATCATCCGCGGCAAGGGCCGAACGAAACGAAAATCGGTCGGCTGCCAGATACGCGTTCGTATGGATCTCGGCGTCGTACACGCCTCTTAACGGAGCGCCGTTCACCAGCACCTGCAGTCCCGGCTGTCGAACATCAGGTTGGAGCACCTATCGCACCCTTGTCATTGCTCTGATCCGGAATAAGCAAGGTCGTCAGCCCGGCAAGCCAGGGATCGCTAATGTCATTGGCGTCGGCGATAACGTCCCACTTGGTAGCGTCGCCCAATATTCTTTGTGCGATGTCGAAAAGATTGCCGCCGGCCACGGTCAATGTTTGCATCACAAGGTCACCTGGCCATAATTCACCGTCGCGCGTGCGACATATCCGCGCGCCGCGGTCGCCGCCGCCAGGCTTCCGGCCGCGCTCACCGTCGCCGTTATGCCGGTCGCGGAAACCTGCTGCGCCGCAGACCACAAGGCCGAATTGGAATTTTGAACGCGAGCCGCAACACTCTGCCCCGCCGCAACCAAAGCAAGGCTGGCCGCCTCATTCGCCGCCGTGCCCGCGCCAGCCACGCCGGCTGCCGCCACCGCCATCGTGGCGCCGGCTACGTCGGTAAAGCCGGCGGCACTCGCCAGGTCGGCCGCCACCGCACTCACCAACGAAACCGCCGGCACAATCGATTGCGCAGTCGGATCAGCCGTCACCAGACAGCTGATGTGATACGGAATCCACCAGCTATTGCAGAATTCGAGGCGTAGATCAGAAATAACGACAATATAGAAAAACTCGTCCCACGCCAGCGGCACAGTTTGGCCGGCAACCCGCATCGCATCCAGCGCACGCGCGCGATCGGCCGCGTCGCTCCCCGACAGCACACCCTGCCATGCGATGTCGGCATCGTCCGGTCCCATCGCATCCACAACGCGCGCACCACCGGGCAGCCGATATACGGCAAGGGACTGCGCGCCGCCAAACGTAACAACACCTGGCAGCTCGAAATCCGTGAAGACGATGCCGCCGAGCGAGAGACCCATATCCTACGCTCCGATCATGGCGCCAAACGGCAACCGGTTGCGGGTCGGATCGAACGCGGCACCACCGCTGGCCGGCCGGCCCGCCGCCCGCGCCAGCGATCGCGCCATCCATCGCCCGACCAGCGTCCCGTCCAGATAAACATCGCCTTCGGTCGGTCCACCACCTGCGGCCGGGCCCGCGCCGCCCGAAGCCGTCGCGGCCTGGACGAGCGGCATCGTGGCCGCCACAACGCCGCCGGTAATCCCATCACCCACCGCCCCAGGCGGAGGCGCCGCTCCACCGCCTATGGCAGCCTGGCGCAATGCCACGGCAACCGGCGCGCCAGGTCCCCGCAATGACCCCGCAGCTTGCGCCATGCCGCCAGCGGGCCCGCTCCGGCGCGGCCCGCCGATACCTCCGGCAAACGGCCGCGAATACCGACTGCCGGCCGCTGCCATCGCCGCCAGAGAAACCGCCCCGGCGGCTGCGAAACCACGCTGGCCGCGGGCGCCGACCGGCGGTGTCGCCCCATCTTCGGTCCGCTGCCGCGCCACGGGCGCGATCTCTTGGTGCGAAACCGCCGGCGTCGTTCCCATCGTAACAAGCACCCGCCGCGTAGCCTCGCCGGCGCCACCATCCCGCCGAAGCGCGACAGGCTGCGCCGGCGCCCGAGCCGTGCCGTCACCAACGGCGGCCCAACGCCCGCCCGCGCCCGATCCGGTCGAGGGCGCCAGGCTCGGACGCCCCACGCGTAAGCCCTCCTGTATCAACGGATCGCTGGCGCGCTGCGGCCGGTCGAACGGTCCGGTCAAGCGCTGCCCAGATGTCTGCGCGCCCTTTACATAATCCGCTTGCGGCCCTGCGTTCGTTCCACTATCGGCACCTGCACGCTCACCGAACACCAACGGCTGGCGCGCGGCATGCCGTGACATGGTTCCAAGCT